TTGCAAAGTCGAACGAGCATTTGTTCTCCTTACTTGCGGTTCAGGGGAGCCGCCGAAGCGGCTCCCCATCCCCACTAACTAGCCGAGCTAGTTGATTAGGCGTTCTTCAGGAACTTGACAGCCGAAGACTGTGCAAGTCCGGTCGCGCCACGGACCTGAACCTTGTACGAAACAAGGCCAAGGTTCCACGCGTACTCGCGTGAAGCCTCAACGGTCACGCCGCCAACGATGGCGGTCTTGATCTGACCAAGGTCACCGAACAGCACAGCCTTAGCACCGGTCGCAGGGACCGCGATGCCAGGAGCCGTGTAGACAGGCTTGCCAAGGAGACGATCAACGCCACCCTGTCCGCCTGGCTGGAACAAAGGCAGCGACGATGAGGTCGTGCCAAGGATCTGCCCAAGGGCCGTGTCGCTCATCAGGAAGCCTGACTTCGCGGCGTTTCGGTACTGCTGCTTGACCGAGTACTGAAGGGCAACAAGTTCCGCGTATGTGTACAAGACGGTGCCTGCGGCCGTTCCACCGGTACCAGCAGCGGTTACGACAGCGGTGCTCGCGGCGTTACCGTGGGCAATCGCCATCTCCTGGCCAGCGGCCTCGCTGATCATCGACGCAATGTCAAACGCTGCGTCCTGAATCAGCTCGTCCGAGATCTGGACAAGTACTGCGAACTTCGTTGGGGTAAGGCTCAGAGCCGACCCTGTGAAGTCATCTTCCGTGATCGTGCCAGCTTCGGCGACTGAACCAGCCGTCGTGCCGAGCGCGGTCACAGTTGGGAACTTGATGTTGTTGCCAGTGGCAACCTGGATCACATCCACAACTGCTGGGTTGATGTATGGGTTGATCTGGCCAGCAATCACATTGACGCGATTGAAGACCGAGACTGGGTTTCCGAGACCGGTTGAGGTCGTGATGTCACGATACTCGAAGGTATCAACACCAGCAGCCATACCGATTGCACGAAGGCGGTCGTTATCCGTGGCGGCCTTAGGAGCCGTTGGATTCACAACAGCGGCGAACTCAGCGCGAGCCTCGTCAGCCGACTTACGAGCCTCGTCAGAAGCCTTCTCGGCGCGGAGGGCTTCGGCAATAACGCCAGCCTCAGCAACGAGCTTCTCGAAGCGTGCCTTGTCTTCACCCTCAAGGGCGATTCCCTTGTCGGCTGCCTCTACGGCAATGCCGCGAGCCTCAACCAAAAGATGCGCTCGCTTGTCAGCAAGCTTTGCGATGTCAGACATTGTCTGCATCCTTTCTCCGCACATAGGCGGACTAACTATTTATGCGCTCCTTGGTGGGATACCTGATCTGCGGACTCGCCTACTCAGGGCGGTGGGGCAGTGGCTCGTGACCTAGAGTGCGTCACTTTCTGCCGCCGAGATCGCGAGCAGCGCAGCGGCGATTGACGGATCAATCCCCACAGGCTTTGGCGCGAGCTTGGAACGGACAGCATCAATAACAACCACTTCCTCGGCGGACAGTTCGCGTCCAGCCTTGATTGTTTCCAGTGTGGCAAGCAGCGCCTCTGCCTCTACGCCGATCTTTGGCGCAGTGACCTGGCGGATTGCCGTGAGTCCAAGGGTGGCAGGGTAGGCAGGAGTCTGACCACCGGCGGCAAGGATGCTCACCTCAAAGAGGTTGGCTTCCTTGATCGTGCGGTTGTTGCCATCCCACGCATCCTGAACCTTCTGGAAGCCGAACGACATCCCAGCTGCGGCGCTCTCGTGCGTCAGCATCGAGATGACCTTGGCTGCGTCTGGATCGGCTGGGTCGAGTTTGGCTTCAACGCGAAGGCCAGTCTCATCCTCAGTCAACTGAAGTCGACCGCTTGCCGTTGTGGCAAGAGCGCGTGTCTCGTCGTGACCAAAGAGGAAGGCGATGATCTTCTGTCCTGCGGCTGCGCGCGACAGTGAACGCTTGAAGGCGTTCGGCGCGATCTTCTCCTCGAATGGGAGTCCAGCGGATGCGCTGTTCCAGATAGAGGCGTAGCCGGTGAAGGTTCGCTGACCGTCAGCACCAGCCTCAGCAAGTCGGAACTCACCGATTGGTACCGAGCGAGTCTCTTTCTCTTTCATATCCACAATCTCCCTATCTTCAGCTGCGATCAAAGCATCTGCCCACGAGAGTACGCGATCAGTTGCTTCTGGGTCAGTTGTTTCCACACCCCAGAGAAAGCCTGCAACGGCACCTGGACCTGGAAAGTCTGCGTTGTCCGAATCGCTGTTCTGCGGTACGCCTTCCCAGTCGCCGCGATGGCGGCGAATCCAGGCGGCGGTGCGTAGCACCTTGTCGCTATCGGCTCGCCCTGCGGCGAGTTCTCGCGCATCGGCAATGGTCTCTGCCTGCAAGCCGTCACCGGCAAGACCGTCCTCAACGAATGCCAAGCCTCTGGCTGCTGCGTCACGGATGTAGTTCGGCACTTCGTAGACGGCTCGCTGCTCGTACTCCGCAGCTCGGCTCTTGTCCTCTGAGTACCTAGGATGGTCAGGGTTGAGCAGGTCATTGTCTCCGACATAGGCGGCGTTCTCTGGCGCACCGGTACGCGCCAAGTAGAGGAAGGCGTTGACTCGCGCCATTGACCACTGCTCGCGTGTGGTGCCTGGGCGGTGGCTGACCGAGTAGGCACCTGAGCCACGGCGGTAGACGGCACGCAACGCATCGACGCGGACTCGCGTCCAGGACGGTCGGTCTGCGTCGGTCATCGCGTCATTGTGATCGTCGCTCTTTGTCTGCAAGGCCTTCTCGGTGGCTTCGCTCAGGGTGATGTCGCCGAGTTTGCCGCTGGCAGAGCCAGGCTTGTTCTCGTCGCTCCCAGTGATCTGATCCGCAGCTGGTGCAGGTGGGTCGGTGTGGGCTGCGCGGTAGCCTGGCGAAGCCGTGTCAGGCGTGACGATTGCTTCGTAGGCGGCGTGGGTGCGGCACGGCATATAGATCGTCTCGCCGTTCTCATCGATCGTGTGCGTACCTTCGCAGCCGATCTCTTCCGCGCGCTTGACAGCCTCTTCGCGTGTCGTGAACTTATCCTTGCCTGCGACGGCGCGCATCGACATATCAAGATGTTCCTCTGGCGAGTGTGCATTGATGCCGAGTTTCTCGGCCATCGCACGCACGGCTGGATCATTGTCAATCGCAGTCATCAACTCGTCGCCGTACTGCTCCTTCAGGAGGCCGTACTTGTACTCCTTGAACGCGAAGCCGGTGGCGAATGCGCTTCCCTCAAAGTCGTTCAAGAAGACACCCTCAACGCCTGCCACTTTGTACTCTTGCAGCCAGGCGCGTGTCTCTTGCAGGCGATCAATCTTGCGCGCGGAGACGATCAGGATCTCCGCCTCGCCTGACATTACTTCCTCATTCAGGTGATCGATCAGCGGCTGATTCGGCTCTTCGCCCTCAAGGATGAGGGTGCCGTCTAGGTCGACAATGATGTAGCTCACTCGCCAGGTGCCTTAGTGACGGTGCCGATATTGAGTGGCTTCCAGAACTCATCGCCTCCCTCTGGGAGCGGTGGTCGATCCTCTAGTGCGCGGACCTCATTGAGATTCAGGATGCCTGAGTTCAGGGCGACGGCGTAGGAGTCCATTCGCTCCTTGGTCGTAGGGCGGAGCAGGCCGTCAATGTTGAACTTGATAAAGGTGGTCTGACCAACGATCAGTCGCTGAAGCCCTGCCTCAATGCGCGCGATGAGTGGGCCAAGCCCTAGGCGCAGCCACTCGATGCTGATCACTTCAACGCTGCTGTAAGAGGTGTTGCCGCCTGGGTACTGGAGCAGGTGGAGTGGCACGCCGTAGATGCGAGCGATGGACTCCACGCCCCAGTGCATCGTCTCAACGAGCTGCATATCGCTGATCTTGGCGCTCATCTGCTGGAAGTCTGCGCCACCGGTCAGCACCGCAATCTTGTGCATCTTCTCTACGCCTTCGTGGCGACGGCTGAAGGATGCGCGGAGCGAGTCCGCGACATCCTGCGTCAACTCACCTGGCACCTTGATCACGGCACTTGGCGCAGCGCCGTTCTCGTAGAACTTGGCAGCGTAGAGCTGCGTGGCAGAGGCGAGTCCGAGTGTCGTGCGGTGATGCTCGACAGGCGACATTCCGCGCATCGTGCCAGCGGTGGCGAAGAGTGGGATGTGCACCATCTGGTCAGGTCCAACGCTGAACGCGGTAGCGCCAGTGGACACGATGTAGATCGGTGCGCCCATCTCGTCCATCCGAATCTCAACCTTCTGCGGATCTAGCACGCGCGTCTCAACGACATCGCCAAGGCGGTCAGTCAGGAAGAGGATGAAGGCGTTGCCGTCAAGCAAGAGGCTCGTCACGACGGCGTGGCGCATCTGGAACCCTGTGTAGTTTGGGTTTGCAGGGATCGGATTCTCAAGCCAGCGCGGTCGTGTCACCGGTCGGCGCACGCCGCCGTCGCGGATGAAGGCACCAACTGGGAGGCTCGCTACGGTGTCGGCGTACAACTTGACGGCCGCGTACAACGCGCCGATCGATGTTGCATTCTGCTGATTGAGTTGGACTCCGGCTGACGAGTCCGACGGCTTGTCGCTCATAAACATTGAGCCGGAGTAGTTGCGCTGCTCGGTGCCAAGTAGGCGACGAAGGATGCTCACTTACGATCTCCTAGCGTATAGCCGAGCGCAGCTAAGGCTACGCCTGTGGCGATCAATGCGACTGGGATTGAGAATAGCGCGAGACCTGCAATCACAAGCGCCGCACCCACAACCTCAAGGATGTTTGCAATCATAGGTTCACCCACTCCACTTTCGCTGTCTGCTTTGGTTCAACCTTCAGGAACTTTACACCCTGGAAGGCGACACAGGCGGAGATCGCAGCGTCGATGCGGTCTGGAGATGCCTTGTACGCTTTGGTCAAGACCTGCCCAAAGCGCGTCAGGCGCGTGTGGACATTGGAGATGTGTCGAGCTAGGAGCGGATTGCCGTCGTGGCGCAGCCCTTCGCCAGTCGCCACGGCCGTGAAGAAGCGGTCCACGGCTGGACCCATCCGCTCAATCGTGGCGGTAGGGAAGACCGCCACGCGCTTGCCGTACCGGCGCGTCCACTCTTCGATCTCCGATGCCCACCCTGGAGGGTCGCAGAAGAGGGTGGCGTTGTAGGTGGTCATCACCTGCTCAACGACTGCGTCCACCTCCGAGCGTGGCACCGTCCAGTCAGGATCTCGGTTGGTGTCGGACTTCTCCCACGCCTTGATCAGGAAGATGTAGCCGTCCATCGTGCAGCCGGTCAGCACCGTCGCGTCTCGTGCATACGAGCCGTCGAAGCCCACGCTGATCTGCTCGCCTGGTAGCAGCACGCGGTCAAGTTCCTTCAGTCGCGCCCACGACTCTGCACCGATCCAACGGTCAGGCGGCTGCACGAAGCGGTTCAGGTGGTAGCGCTGCCACTCGTGCATCGGCACTTCGTTGGCTCGTGCCAACAGTCTGTCAAGGTCCACGAAGGCAGGAGCGCTAGGGTTCGCCTGCTCCAGTGCCGCCCTGCGGCCTTCATCGGTCTCAAGGTCGTGGCTGTCAGCAGCCGCCCACCACTCGACAAGGAAGGAAGGGTCAGCCACTTCGCCAGAGGCGATGCGCTTGGCGTAGGTCAGCATCCTGCCGAGCAGGGTGTTCTCGTCAGAGCCTGCCGTTGAGATGTTCAGTTCGAGCGCCTCTGCTCGCTTGGCGAGTGAGTTGGAGAGCACGAGATGCACGCGCTCTTTGTTGCCAGTCCACTCGTGCAGCTCGTCAGCAATGAAGCAGGTTGGTCGCCCACCGTCGTTGGTGCCTGCCGCAGCAGCCACTCGGTACATCCGGCCTGGGCGATCCTTGATCAGGATCTCGGTGTCGTAGACCTCAAAGTGCGCGGCGAGTGGACCCTGAGTGAGCATAATCCTAGCGGTGCCAAAGAGCAGGTCAGCCTGCTCGAACGACGCAGCAGCGATGGGGATGTTAGGCGAGCGCGGTGCCTTTGGTCCTGCCAGTTCAGCCAAGGCGATAGCGGCGAGCAGCTCGGTCTTGCCGTTGCCTTTCGGCGTGCCGAGCAGGGCGCGCTTGACCGTGCGCTTGTTGGTGGCTGGGTCGTACTCGTAGATGCGCCAGATGTAGGCACGCTGCCACGGCTCCAGCCTGAACGGTTCGCCAAACTTGTCGCCCTCACCGTGAACCAGATTGGTCTCAATCCACC